GTAAGCGAGATGCTTATATTTCTCAAAAGACTCTTCTTCGGAAGGGTCTTTTTTTTGTCTAAATACTTAGAAAAGGTTGAATGGCTAGTATATACGATAATCAGATAAAGAATAGAAATTTTTTATCGCCTACTGGGTTTAAGTTTGTTTTAAACCGAGCACCTAAGGTTTCGTTCTTTGGTAATGAAGCAAATATTCCTGAGTTAAATCTAGGTGTTGCCGAACAACCTACTTACTTGAAAGATATACCCCTACCTGGCGATAAGGTTACCTTTGGTGATTTTAATTTACGTTTTCTTGTTGATGAGAATTTAGAAAATTATCTTGAGATATCTAATTGGATAAGATCAGTTGGTTATGCAGAAACTCTACAGGATGCTTTTGATTTTCAAAATGCAAATCCTGACTTAGAGCAACCTGATAAGTCTCAATTAAATTTTTATTCTGATGGAACTCTTCAAATTTTAACCAGTGCAGAGAATCCTAATTTTAAAGTTGTATTCCAAAACTTATTTCCTACAACATTATCAACACTAAATTTTGATGCCACGGCTGAGGATATAAATTACTTTACAGCAGACGTATCTTTCAAGTATACTATCTTTAACATCACTGATTTATCTGGCAATAAACTATGAGCGTAACTCTTGATTCTATTCAAGAGATGTGGGAAAAAGATGCAGAAATAGATAGAGATAATCTACACGAAGAATCATTGAAAATCCCCTCTCTTCATGCAAAGTATTTTGAACTTTATAATACAATCTTTCTTTTAAGAAAGAAAGCAGAACAACAAAGAAAAAATATTCGTCATGAACGGTATGAATATTTTAGTGGGAAATCCGACCCAGAAGTATATCAAGATAATCCCTTTCCCAAGAAAATAAGAGATAAGGATACGATGCAAAAGTATTTGGATGCGGATGAAAAGTTATCCAACAGTTCTCTAAAAATAGATTATTATGATACAATGTTAGTATACTTAGAAAGTATTCTTAAGGTGATACAAAACAGAACCTATCAAATTAAGAATGCAATAGAATTTATGAGGTTTAATTCAGGTCTTGGATAAACATATTTTTAAAAAAAATGCAGCTTTAACTCAAGAAGAAAGTAATAATTGCATTAAATATTTTGAAGAAGATAAGGATCCTAAAGAAGATAAAATAAGAGGGTATTCTTTAGTATTTGCTTCTTTAAGATATGATGAATTTAAATTTTTAGGACATCTATTAGCAACTAATATTAATGAATATGTTAAACAACATTCATTTTTAAGTAATAATGTATTTCCTTGGACTATGGAGGAATGGTTTAATATCCAAAAATATTATCCTGGTAATTGTTATTCAGGAGAACATATGGAACATGGAAAAGATGATCATAACTGTAAAAAAATATTGGGATGGATGTTTTATTTAAATGATATAAAAGAAGGTGGAGGAACTTGTTGGCCTCAACAAAATTTTATTACTACTCCTAAAAGAGGGGATTTGTATATTTGGCCAGCAGGATGGACACATAGTCATTATGGCATAGCTGCACCTAAAGAAATAAAATATATACTCACTGGTTGGTGTAGTTTTAAATGACTTACCAATACTTAATAAATACCCATACATAGATGCATAGGTCAATGAAAATAGCAATAGTTGGAGCTGGAAATGCTGCATGTATAACAGCATTAGCATACCGTCTTTATGGACAGATAAGAACAGATCAAATTAAAGAAATTGAAATTTATTATGATCCTAATATTCCTATAGAGAGAGTGGGGCAAGGATCTTTACCTACTATTACTAGTATGGTATCCCAACTTTTGAATGTTAATTATTATCAACCAGAAAATAAACTGAAGGCAGTTCTTAAGAGTGGAATATTATATGAGAATTGGGGTAAGGAAACACCCAAACATTTCCATCCATTTTTAATGGCTAATATGGCGATGCATTTTTCTCCGTATCACTTATCTAAAGCAGTATTAGAAAGTGGGTTATTTAAAGTAATAGAAAAAAATATAGATGATCCAGAATCAGAAATAGATGCTAATTTTATTTTTGATTGTAGAGGAAGAAATAATAGAGATAAAGAATTATACAATGATCTTATTAATCCATTAAATGCAGTTATTCTTTCTAATAAAAAAGTTATAGATCCTGATTTAATTTATACCAGAACAGTAGCTACTCCTCATGGCTGGACATTTGTTATTCCAACTGGTGAGGGTGTATCTTATGGTTATCTTTACAATCGCAATATAACATCTAAAGAATTGGCAGAAAAGGATTTCATTGAAAGATTTGATGTAGTACCTGATGGGTATTTAAATTTTGATAATTATATGGCTAAAAATATGTTTGTCGGAGAAAGGACTATATTAAACGGTAATAAATTATTTTTTCTAGATCCATTAGAAACTACTGCTCTTGATTTTTATCATGAAGTAGCGGGATGGGCTTGGAATGTTATTGCAGGAGATATCTTTGTAGATAAATGGCAGCATCTAGATCAATGTGAAGGAGGAAAAATTCTTTCTAGGACAGACTATATTAATAATATAGTTCAAGAGGGAATGAGTAAAATTCAAAAGTTTATTTTATGGCATTATTCTAAAGGATCTATATATGATACTCCCTTTTGGAATTATGCTCAATTCTTAGGTAAGGATACTTTTAAAGATGATGAAGAATTTAAGAAAATATTAGAATATTCTAGAAAACATAGTGATGCTCACTTATGGGATGATAACGCAATGTATCAGTCATGGGGAGCAATAAGTATTAGAAATTGGGACAAGGTAAAGTAACATGCAAGAACATTTTATACTGACAAATTTTTTTCCTGATAATTTAAGAAAAAAATTAATAGAAGATTGCAAACCTTTTCTTAAGAAATTATCAGAGGAAGGAAAAACAGAATTTCCAGCATATCAATCTGATAATGATTTGCGTTGGTTTGAACAATTTAGTGATATACATTATGCGGCTGATCTGTGTGCTCAAGAATATCTTCAAAAAAAATTGAGACCAGATAGATCATGGTGTATTATGACTCAGGGTAAGGAGGATCAATATTCAATGCATAATCATCCTGTAGATTATGTAGGAATATATTATATGAATTCACATCCTTCTTTTGCAAATGGAACTGAGTTTAAAGAGTATGGATTTGTAGAAGCTCCTGAAAATAGTATGTTATTATTTCCTGGACATTTATACCATAGTCCTCCTCGGTTTGAAAAAGATTGTAGTGAATATTTTGAGAGGTATACAATGTCATTTAATTGGTTTGTTGAAAAAGATTAATAAATAACCCAGATGCATGGGTTAAGTGATTGACACAAGAGCCAATGTCATAATATCTAAGGCTAACGAAGTATTTTTAAAAATTAATTCTGAACCTCATATTGAGTATGAGTTAAGAGACCACTTTACTTTTGAAGTAGAGGGAGCAAAGTTTATGCCCCAATACCGAAAGAGAAATTGGAATGGAGAGATACATCTGTTCGATATGAGATCAAAACAAATCTATGTAGGTTTGTTAGATAAAATTATTTCTTTTTGCGAAAGACACGATTATACTTATAAATTTGAAGACAATCAATACTATGGTACACCCTTTGAAGTTAATGAGGGAATATCATATGATGGTGTAAAAGATTATATGAGATCTATTTGCAGTCATCCACCAAGAAAATACCAAGTTGAGGGAGTATACGATGCCTTAAGACATAATAGAAAGCTATTGATATCACCCACTGCTTCAGGCAAATCTTTGATGATTTATTCTCTTGTAAGATATTACGTAGAGAAAGAGCAAAAAATCCTTTTAGTCGTTCCCACGACATCTCTCGTAGAACAGATGTATAAGGACTTTTTGGATTACGGTTGGGATGCTGAGTCATACTGCCACAAGATATATGCAGGGACAGAAAAAACTAATGAGTTTCCAGTTACAATTACCACTTGGCAATCAGTATATAAACTAGAAAGATCATTCTTTGAAGATTATAATGTAGTTATAGGAGATGAAGCACACCTATTTAAGTCGAAGTCTTTAATATCTATAATGACAAAATTGCATCATGCCAAGTATAGATTTGGATTCACAGGAACACTCGATGGAACTCAAACACATAAATGGGTATTAGAAGGATTATTTGGACCTGCATATAAAGTTACTAGAACTGATGAGTTGATGAGAGAAGGACATCTTTCCCAATTAGATATTCAATGCATAGTTCTTAAGCATCCACAACAAAAATTTGAAACTTATCAAGATGAAATTGAATATTTAATAAGTCATCAACAAAGAAATAATTTTATTAAAAATCTTTCATTAGATTTAAAAGGAAATAGTCTTGTTTTATATTCACGAGTAGAAACTCATGGACAAGTCCTTTATGATTTAATAAATAAAGATAAGAAAGATGATCGTAAATTATTTTTTATTCATGGAGGTGTAGCAGCCAGTGAAAGAGAAATGGTTCGAGAAATTACTGAAACCGAAAATAATGCTATAATAGTTGCATCTTATGGCACATTCTCAACTGGTATTAATATTAAAAACCTCCATAATGTTATCTTTGCTTCTCCAAGTAAATCACGCATACGCAATTTGCAGTCAATTGGACGAGTTCTTAGAAAAGGAACAAACAAAGTAAAAGCAACTTTATATGATATTGCTGATGATTGTACTTATAGATCTAAAAGAAACTATACTCTAAACCATCTTATCGAAAGAATTAAAATTTACAACGAAGAAAATTTTAACTATGAGATAATAACTATCCAATTAAGAAAATGATAGAGGACGACTTTTTTGCTACTATTAAATTTAAATCAGGAGAAGAAATCTTTTGTAAAGTAGCTTCTTCTGATGAGGAAGATAGACTAATGTTACTTGTTTCCAATCCTGTTATCATAGCAGAAATTAAAGGTCGCACGGGAGTCGTAGGTTATAAAGTAGAACCTTGGTTAAAAACAACTAAAGATGATATGTTTATAATTAATATTGATGATGTTCTTACAATGTCTGAATCAAATGATATGGAAATGATATCTATGCATCAACAATACATAAAACATAATGACCAAAATGGAGATGGTAGTAGTAAATATAAACTTAATAGAAAATTAGGATATCTATCGACTATTCAAGATGCTAAAGATATTTTAGAAAAATTATATAGAACTAAGTAGCTATTTCTTCCGAACCTCCACAGAGTTATTTTAGTGGTCATTTGAATACTTGTCAAGTATTGGTATAAATGTTATACTATCTACATAGTAGTGATAAAGACTCATGGCAATAATAAGACCTATGGCAAAAAGAAAAAGGTCGGAGCATTATGTAAACAACAAGGAGTTTCTTGCTGCTTTGATTAGATATCGTGAGGATGTTGAAATTGCCAAAATTAGGGATCAACCTAAACCAGTTATACCTCGATATATTGGTGAGTGTTTTTTAAAGATTGCTAATCATCTATCCTTTAAGCCAAACTTTGTTAATTACATGTTCAAGGAGGATATGATTTCAGATGGAATCGAAAATTGCGTTCAATACATACATAATTTTGATCCTGAGAAATCCAAGAATCCTTTTGCTTACTTTACGCAAATTATACATTATGCATTTCTCCGTAGGATACAAAGAGAGAAACGTCAACTAGAAATTAAAAATAAGATTATTGAGAAATCTGGTTATCAAGAAGTATTTGATGATAGTAATAAGATTGACGGAGATAATTATTCTGAGTATAATTCTATTAAAGATGCGGTACATGCTAAACTTCGTAATTAAATGGAATCATTTGATGCTCATCATAAGGTAAGAATAGAATTAATTCCTTATCATCGTCATGAACAATTGAAGAAACAACTTTATGATGTTCTATTACATTATGAAGATAAACAAAATCATGGAACAAATGTTAAAGCTGTTATGACTGAATGGAATTTAACATCTCCCGAAATACAAGCATTAAAAGATTTTATTATAAACTCTTTGAAAGTTTTACCAGAGAGTTTAGGTTGGGGCCTTCCTGGAGATTTTGAATTTAAAAATTTTTGGGGAAATATCTATAGATATGGAGAGTATACAAATTCTCATCAGCATCTACCAGAAGATTTAACGATGGTTTATTTTTTAACTGCTCAAGAAGGAGATGCACCTTTATTATTGGATGATAGTAGAACAAGAATATATCCTGAAGAAGGTTACATGGCCCTTTTTCCTGCATATGTTCGTCATAGCGTTCCTAAACATATGTCTAATAATGTAAGAATGACTCTTTCTGGAGATATTAATAGGAAATGAAAATAGCAATCATCACAGACCAGCACTTTGGGTGTCGGAAGAACTCTAAACTTTTTCACGATTATTTCTTAAAGTTCTATAAAAATGTTTTCTTTCCTACACTTGAGAAAGAAGGTATCACCACGGTTATTAATATGGGTGATACTTTTGATAGTCGAAAGGGAATTGATTTTGCTGCATTGACTTGGGCCAAAGATAATTATTTTGATCGTTTAAAACAGATGGGTGTTACGGTTCATACAATCGTAGGCAATCATGACGTATATTATAAGAATACGAATGATATAAATGCAATAGATCTTTTACTAAGAGAATATGATAATATTCCAATCTATGAAGAAACAACTTCTATAGAAGTAGGTGGTTGTAATATTCTTCTTGTACCTTGGATTAATAAGGAGAATGAAGAAAAGAGTATTGCTTTGATTAAAAAGTCAAGAGCATCGGTGTGTATGGGACACCTTGAGTTGAATGGATTCAGAGCAACTCCAGGTCATATGATGGAACATGGAATGGAATGGGATATATTTAAGAAATTTAAAAAGACATTCTCTGGTCATTATCATTGCAGATCTAATCAAGATAACATTTATTATTTGGGTAATCCTTATGAGATGTTCTGGAATGACGTAGATGATGAGAATAGAGGATTTCATATATTTGATACAGAGACACTAGAACATACTCCTGTTAATAATCCATATAGACTTCATAAGGTAATCTATTATAATGATCAAGATTATCAGTTGTTTGATGCGAGAGAATTAGAGAATAAAATAGTTAAAATAGTGGTAAGGAAAAAGAGTAATCAAGTAAAATTTGAAAAATTCATCGATAAGTTGTATAATGCTAATGTGTCTGAGTTGAAGGTTGTGGAGAATTTTATTCTTCATGATGTAGAAAACTTTGAGGCATTTGAATCAGAAGATACTCTTTCAATTCTTAATAGGTATGTGGAAGAGGCACAGACTGATTTAGATAAATCAAAGATTCAGAAGATGCTTCAAGAAAACTATCAAGAGGCTTGTGAGTTAGTATAATGTTTATATTGACTATAACTGGGAAAGAGAGGGAAGGTGCTTATGCTGTAGAAGATAAGAAAGGAGGGCAAATTTTATATATCTTTGAAGAAGAAGACGATGCTGATAGATATGCTATGATGTTAGAAGATGTTGGATATCCTGAAATGAATGTAGTTGAAGTTGATGAAGAATTGATGATGAAGACTTGTCGTATACATGGATATGAATATGCCATCATTACTCCTAATGACATTGTAATTCCACCTGAAGATCATGATTACATTTGAAAAGATACGCTGGAAAAACTTTTTAAGTACTGGCAATCATTACACTAATATACAATTTAATAATCATGCTACTACATTAATTGTAGGAACCAATGGTGCAGGTAAGAGTACGGTATTAGATGCTCTTACTTTTAGTTTATTTGGTAAACCTTTTAGAAAGATTAATAAGGGTCAGTTAATTAATAGTTCTAATGAAAAGGATTGTAAAGTAGAAGTGGATTTTTCTATTGGTGATATTGAATGGAAAGTAGTGAGAGGAATAAAACCCAATACATTTGAGATCTGGAAGGATGGTAATTGTTTAGATCAATTCTCTAATGCTAATGATCAACAGAAGTGGTTAGAACAAAATGTTCTTAAAATGAATTATAAGTCTTTCACGCAGATTGTAATTTTAGGATCTACTAATTTTGTTCCTTTTATGCAATTGACGGCTACGCATCGAAGAGAGGTGATTGAAGATCTTTTAGATATTAAAATATTTTCATCTATGAATAATTTAATTAGGGATAAGATCAAATTAGTAAGAGATGAGATTAGGACATTAGATCTCAAAAAAGAGTCATTGAATGATAAAGTTGAGATGCAAACTAATTGGATCAAGGAACTAGAATCTCAAAGTAAAGGAAGAATAGAGGATAATCAGAAAAAAATTACTACCCTTTTCAGTGAGTCAGATAATTATTTGTCAGTAAATGAACAATTAGAAAATGATGTATCGGATTTAACTAAACAGCAAGAAGAAGTAACAGGTGCTACAGAAAAGTTACGTGAGTTGGGAAATCTTAAAGGGAAAATATCTAATAAAGTAGCAACCATTACCAAGGAGCATAAGTTCTTTACAAAGAATACGGTTTGTCCTACATGTACGCAAACCATCAACGAGGACTTCAGAATAAATAAAATTAACGATGCTCAAACTAAAGCAAAGGAGTTGCAATCTGGTTATAAAGAACTAGAACAGGCAATTAAAGAGGAAGAAGAGCGAGAGCATCACTTTACAACTTTATCTAAGGAGATTACTAACCTAACGCATGGCATTTCTAAAAACAATACTCGTATCTCTGGGTGTCAACGACAGATCAGAGATTTGGAATCGGAGATTCAAACACTTACCGATCAACTTGCAAATAGAAATACTGAGCATGAGAAATTAGAATCATTTCAGATTAAGTTAGCAGAGACATATGAGGCATTAGCCTCTGAAAAAGAAACTATCCAGTATCATAATTTTAATTATGGATTACTTAAGGATGGTGGAGTTAAGTCCAAAATCATAAAGAAGTATTTGCCTCTGATCAATCAGCAGGTGAATAGGTATCTTCAGATGATGGACTTTTATATTAACTTTACATTGGATGAGGAGTTTAACGAGACTATTCAATCTCCTATCCATGACAATTTTTCCTACTGTTCCTTTAGTGAAGGGGAGAAGATGCGTATCGACCTAGCACTTCTATTCACATGGAGGGAGGTAGCACGGTTTAAAAATTCTGTCAACACCAATCTCCTGATCATGGATGAGGTGTTTGATTCCTCACTTGATGGGTTCGGAACGGAAGAATTCCTTAAGATTATCCGTTTTGTCATCAAAGATGCTAACGTTTTTGTCATATCGCACAAGACAGGTATGGACGATAGGTTCGATAGTGTGCTAAGATTTGAGAAAGTAAAAGGATTCAGCAGGTTAGCCCTATGATCGGAATTGTTGGTAATGGTTTCGTTGGCAATGCAGTTTACCAGAACGTAAGGGATAAAGCACCGACCAAGGTTTATGACGTAGACCCCAATAGATCTTTCAATACTCTAGAAGAGGTTCTAGATCAGCAGTACATTTTTGTCTGCCTTCCGACTCCGATGAAAATGGATGGTAGTTGTGATCTATCCATCTTGGATAGTTTCTTTGCTGGTATTAAGCAGGAGGAGTATGTTGTTAGAGATACTGTCTTTATTATTAAGTCCACTGTTCCTATTGGAACCACCAAAGCATATGCTGAGAAGTATGAGTTTCTTACTATTGCTCATAACCCAGAGTTTCTCACTGCTAGGAATGCTGTGGTTGATTTTAAGAATGCAGAGAGAACTATAATAGGTGGAAATCAATATGCTACTAGAGATGCAGCTAATTTTTATTGGAGATATTTTCATGAAACTCCAGTTATTACGATGAGTTCTGATGAAAGTGAAGCAGTGAAGTATTTCTCTAATACCTTCTTGGCTTACAAGGTAGCATATTTCAATAAGATATATGATATGTGTGAGAAGGTGGGTATGGATTATAATAATGTGGTGGAGGGTGTGACTGCTGATAGTAGAATCGGTACATCACATACCAGAGTACCTGGTATAGATGGTGATAGAGGTTTTGGTGGAACTTGTTTTCCTAAGGATATCAATTCTTTGATTGTCCAATTGGAAAAGGAGGATATCAATGCTGATATGTTCAGAGAGATCTGGAAATATAACCAAGATATTCGTACTGTTATTGATTGGACGGTAACATGAAACTAGAATTTTATGAAGGGAGGAAAGTATTAATCACAGGACATAAGGGTTTCATAGGAAGCCACCTGTGGAGTTTTATTCAAGAGTCTAATTCTTATGGTGAGTGGCAAAATGAAAGATGGGATCTTTATGGTATGGATTTTCCTGATGATATAGGATTTTTTAAACCAAAAGAAAAGTATGATTATGTCATTCATCTTGCTGCCTTTGCTGCTCTTAGAGAGAGTTTTGAAGATCCTGATAGGTTCTGGGAAAATAATGTAGAGAAGTCTAAACCTATCTTTGATTATTGTGGAGAGAATGATATAAGGTTAATTTATGCGAGTTCTGCTGGTGCTCATGGGTGGTCTCAAAACCCTTATGCTATTACCAAGAAGGTTAATGAATTACAAGCACCACCTAATAGTGTGGGTATGAGATTCTTTAATGTATGGGCAGAGGAGGGAAGTAGACCTGACATGTTATACAGGATGCTTCAGGAGAATACTGCTAAGTACATTACAAGACACTATAGAGACTATATCCATGTTAGAGATGTGGCAACGGCCATATGCTTACTGGTGGATTCTAATTTCAGAGGACACCTTGATGTGGGATATGGAGAAGCAATCCCTGTCATGGATATAGCAAAAGCAATGGGACGGGATCTGCCTATCAAAGAGGACACACCAGGTGAACCAGACAGTTTATGTGCTGACACAAGGGCATTGCGTCAATTGGGATGGTATCCTACAATAAATATTATGGATCATCTTAAGAACAATGACCCCAAATTGGCAACATCATTCTAAGAAGGAGAAGAAGCGAACTCTTAAACCACAGGCTCTACGTGCTGCAAGAAAAAGACGTGGACAGTTAATAAAGCGTCTACAGACCGCCCCAAAGAGGCGGTTTTCTAGTATGATAGGTACATCAAACGAAAAGACACATGGCAGTTCAAAAAGAAATCAAGTCACAACTTGCCAAACTTCTTGCTACTGAGGATATCGTAGTAGAGCATAAGCAATGTGAGACTGCACAGTTCAATGTTCATACTCGTGTGTTAACTCTTCCTATGTGGGAGAAGGCTAGTAATAATGTATATGATATGTTGGTGGGTCATGAAGTAGGACATGCACTCTTTACTCCTGATGAGGATTGGACAGCAAAGGTAAAGGTTCCCCAACAGTTTATTAATGTATGTGAGGATGCAAGAATTGAGAAATTGATGAAGAGAAAGTATATGGGTATTGCCAAATCTTTCTATAAAGGTTATAGTGAACTTCATGAGAAAGATTTCTTTGAGTTAGATGGTGAAGATCTTAATAGTTTTAATCTTGCTGATCGTGCTAATCTATATTTCAAGATTGGTTCGTTCTTTGATTTATCTTTTTCAGATGCTGAAGCGGAGATTATCTCTTTAATACAAAATGCCGAAACGTTTACTGAAACCCTCTCAGCTGCAGAAACGCTATATAATTTCTGCAAGCAGGAGCAACAACAAAAAACCTCTCAACCTCAAGAGGATGGGGAAGAAGATTTGGAAGATGAATTTCCTCCAAGTGTTAGTTCAGGCACTGGGTCTGCTGACACTGATAGCACTGATGATAATGGTTCTTCCATTTCTGACTCTGATAGCGATGCTCCTCTGGAAAGTGGGAGTAGTAGTCCTAATACTGGTTCTCGGAATGGCGATAGTGATGATGAACCCACTGTAGAAACTGCTGAAGCATTTAATAGTTCAATTCAGGATCTTATTAATTATAATGGTACTGAGAATGCATATATTGAGAGACCTGATTTAAATATTGAGAATATTATTGCATCTAATAAAGATGTTCATAAAGAGATTGATTATCACTGGGCTCAGGAAAGAGAAATATTTAAAGAGAGACAAGAGAAATACCATCATCTTCCACTACAGATATTTGAAGAAGTGGATGCTGCTTTTGCAAAGTTTAAGAGAGATGCACAAAAAGAAGTTTCTTATCTTGTAAAAGAGTTTGAATGTAAGAAAGCTGCGGATGCATATGCTCGTGCCACTACTAGTAGAACAGGAGTTCTTTCTACAGAGAAATTACATACCTATAAGTTTAATGAAGATCTCTTTAAGAAAATAAGTGTTGTTCCTGATGGTAAGAATCATGGATTAGTCTTTATTCTTGATTGGTCTGGTTCCATGTCTGGAGTGATGATGGATACTTTGAAGCAACTTTATAATCTAATTTGGTTCTGTCGTAAAGTTTCTATTCCTTTTGAAGTTTATGCTTTTACAAATGAATGGAATAGATCAGTTAGAGATTATCAAACAGGTCAAATTAGTTCGGTTGATTGTAAACCTCTTTATGAAGCAAGAGAAAATATTTTTCGTGTAGAAGATGGATTTACTTTAATGAATTTATTTACAAGTAAGGTAAATGCACAAACTCTGGATCATCAATTATTAAATATTTGGAGAACTGCTAATGCATTTTACAATAGATATGGTTCTTATTATAGTTATCCTCATAAACTTTGTTTATCAGGAACTCCATTGAATGAAACTTTACTTTCTTTGCATAAGATTATTCCTCAGTTCCAAAAAGATAATAAGTTACAGAAAGTCCAGTGCATTATTTTGACAGATGGAGAAGCAGCTCAACTTCCTTATCATAAAGAAGTAATGCGTCATTGGGAAGATGAACCATATTTGGGATGTAGAAATGTTAATCCATCCAGTTGTTTCTTTCGTGATCGTAAAGTTGGAAAGACTTATAAAATTGGATATGGTTATCCTGAATTTACTGATATGTTAGTTCAGAATCTTAAAGATAATTTTCCATCAACTAATTTCATTGGTATTCGTGTTCTTGAAACTCGTGATGCTAAGTGGTTTATTAAAAGATACTATGATGAGTGGCGTGATCAGAAAGAGTATGAGAAAGTTGTGAGTCAGTGGAGAAAAGCAAAGGCTTTCACTATTAAAAAATCTGCTTATGATGCATACTTTGGATTATCTTCTTCTGCTTTATCTGCGGATACTGACTTTGATGTTGATGATTCCGCAACAAAAGCACAAATTAAGAAGGCATTTGTTAAATCTCTTAAGACTAAGAAACTAAATAAAAAAGTTCTTGGTGAGTTCATTGAACTTGTGGTATAATGACTGAAAAGATTGATACTCAGGGGATGAGTGGGGAAGCTGTTGAGGGATGTAAGGATAATATCTTTCCTAAAGATGCTGATGGTAATCCCATTTATCCCCCTGCTAACTTTAAAGAGTTACCTATCTTTAATGATAAAGAAAGAGCAGAATTGAAAGAGATTATGCTAGAAGCATTGAGAGAGTGGGTAAAGGAAACCGAATACCTTACTCAAGCCACTGATCCAGAAGGGCGTTATTATTGTTCTAAATCAGATTGTGAAGGTGTTAAATTTAATGACACCAAACCTGATTATTCACCTTATAGATTGGACGAATTACAAGAATGAGAACACAGAATAAAGAAAATTGGTACTACGTTTTCTGGGTAGTAGCAATGGTAGCATTTATTATCCCCCAAGTATTCACTGCTTATGGTATTCTTAAGATAGTGGAGTATCTTCAATGAGATTAGGAATTATGTGTTCTGGCAACGGAACCAACTTTGAGAATATAGTTACAAATCCTGTATGTAATAAACATGAAGTGGTGTTGATGATACACAACACCAAGAAGTGTGGTGCTGTTACAAGAGCAGCCAAATTTGGAATACCTCATGTAAGAGTTCCTCATAAGGATGAGGATAAAATGATAGAACTTTTTAAAGCATGGAAAGTAGATCTTATTATTCTGGCAGGATATATGAGAGTAATTAAAAATCCTGCTGCTTTCCCTGCTCCCATGATAAATGTTCATCCATCATTACTTCCAAAGTATAAGGGATTGAATGCGGTTGAACAGGCAATGGACAGTGGAGATAGTGTAACAGGATGTACGGTACATTACGTGACAGAAGAGTTAGATGGTGGTACAATAATAGCACAACAGGAAGTTCCTATTCTTCCCGATGATACTATTGAATCTTTGACCAAGGCTATACAACGTATGGAGTATGGTCTTTTACCTTCTGTTATTAACTCATGGCAATCAACGACGACATAAAAATCACTATCAACCTTAATGAGTTGGTAGAGATTAGAGCAAAACTTATTTCTCAGTATGGGGAATACGCAGAGAAAATATGTAAGGGTGAATATTTAGATGGAGGTGACATTGATCGTATTGCAACTGGGTTAAGAGATACTTTAACTTGGGATGCACTTTATTCTATGGTTGATGAGGGAATTTTAGAATACTTGGGTATGAAAGAAAATCATTATGGTGAAAGATCTATTGAAACTGTTGAGTTAACAATGGAGAAGGAACGAAAAGAAAAAGAGAAGGAGTTTAAGAAGAATTTTAATTTAGTTAAATTAGAATCTCCATCATGGACTATTGAAGTACCAGTTAGAAAGTAAAATATGGATTTTCCTTTATTGAAAACATTTCAAGTGGATGGACAAACTATTGATTTTTTAAATCAAAAGTGTGAGCAATATTTTAAAGAAGGTCCAACAAGACCAGCTGAGAATGATATTTACATTTCTGATACAGGACGGTTCACTCATAATTTAGTAGACTGGGACGATAAAGAATATAAACAATTTATTAGTGATGTACTTTTAAATAATATTTCTAATCTATTAAATCTTTCTCCTGAAAAAGTTGATCTTTATTTTCAACATATTTTTGATTATAAAGAAGGGGGTTATGTTAAACCTCATAATCATGCACATGTAGAAGATTTTGTAGTGATAATTTATTTAAATACCTGTGATAAAGGAAAAACTATTTTTTATCTTAATAAAGAACAAGGTCATGATACTGATAGAAGTGATAAAACAAAAGTAGAAATATCTCCGATAAAAGGTAATGGAGTGTGTTTTTCATCTTTATTAGTTCATGAAGCTGAGTTAACTTCCGAATCAAAAAAGATTTTTGTAGTAGGAGTCAGAGTTAATTTGTAACAAAATATTAATATAAAGCAATTATTAAATGTTTAAATAATCACATGAGCGTAATCATTTACCAAGATCATATAGAGATTCTTGAAGAGGAGAATGAACAACTCTTACAAGAAGTTACAATGCTTAGGAGAAAACTTAAGTATTATCAGACTATAGTAGAGGAGGGAGAAGAATGAGTGGAGACTGTACCAAACAACCTCTTATTTTTTATAGTGAGGAAATGACTGATACAAAGATCTCACTTTTAGAACTTCATGGAATTCAGTTAAGAATAAAGAAGAATAAATATTACAGTAATAGTGTCATCAATAATGAAGAGTTTCAGGGAATTTCTTAACGAAAGCAGCCTTAGTAGAATTAAAAGTAAATCAGATAAAGGTGGTATTGCTACGATGTCAGCATCCAGAGCAGATAAGTCTGCAAAGGAAAATCGTGCAAGAGCAAAACAATTAGATCGTGATATAAAAGGTAAGGGATTGCCTGGTGCTACAAAGGTAACTGGTTCATATGTAGAGAAGGGTGATGATGGTAAGGAGAAGAGAGTAAAGGAAAGAAGTCATGTTGTCAGTTCTGGAAAGAAGGGTAAGAGAGCATTTAAGAAAGCAGTTAAGTCACTAGGTAAGAAGTATGGACAAGACTCGGTATTGACACAAACGAAAAAAACTGGTACACTATCCGCAACTAGGAAAGGTGGGCTAGGCAAAAAGAAAAATATTAAATTGGGTAAATTTAAACCGCAAGGTAAAAACCCAGAAGGTCAATCACAAATCAAAGGAAAGACTTTTACTTATGGATAAAAAACTTTATGATGACTCCAATTGGAGAGAAGAATCTATACCTTACCATACAGGTAAGCAGGTAGAATTATTGATGGACGGCCCTAAGAGTCTTGCTCAATCATGGATGATGCAAGCAATGTATGGGCAATGGAAAAAAAGAAATGGTTATCATAAGTTGGATCCTAAAGAAAATGAAGGTCAGTTACAATCATCTTTAGGAGAATTTTTTAAGAAACAAAATGAAGTTAAATAGACCTTTAATGCATTGTCGGTTATCAGACATGCAATTCTTTTACTGGGATCCAAGAATAGATCCAAGAGAACCAGAATACAAACTGTCACAACCTCCTAGTACAGGAGGTTTTTTTGCATTATAATAGGTTCAACAAAACGAACCACTTATGTTTGAAATCAAAATGACTCGTGAAGAAATCATTGATGGATTGAGAAGTACGTATGGTAAAGAGTTCACAGCTGCAGACGTAAAGGGGTTCTGTGCTATGAATGATATTGCTTATCAAACTGTCACCAAAAAAATTGAAAAATTTAAAGTAGGTCGTGGTAAGTGGAATCTTGAAGTTACCACTAAAGCAGTACAGAACATTGAGAAGTCTTTCAGTGCTCCTGCTGTTCAACCAACTCTTCTCCAAAATCTTGTTCCAGAATCTGATTCAACATTTGTTAAGTTTGGTTCTTTTAATGATGTGAAGAAAGTAATACAGTCAAAGCAGTTTTATCCTACATTCATTACTGGTCTATCAGGTAATGGTAAGACCTTTGGTGTGGAGCAAGCATGTGCTCAATTAAAGAGAGAATTGATTCGTGTAAACATTACTATTGAAACAGATGAAGACGATCTTATTGGTGGGTTTCGCCTTGTTGATGGGGCAACAGTTTGGC